TTTGTTCCTCGAAATATTTAGCATCCATTTTTAAACCACCTTGTGCCATGATTTGAGATATTTCAGCAATGGTTTTATTGCTTGCATTGGTTTTAGCTTTCTTTTCCTCCCTTTCATCGTTATTGCTATAGCTAAATTTTGCACCTTCTGGAATATTGAAGCCTATCAATCGGAGCTTAGGGATTAATTGATTATTCACTAAGTTTTCAACTGTAGCTCCATCACTAATTTTAATTTCTTTTAATGACTTTTGCGCTGCTGAGAACTCCCCATCATTGCCTAGCTTACCAGGTACTGAATCTAATGCATCAGCATGGCCAAGGATTAATTTACTAATCTTTGCTTCACATCGCTTTTCAAGATTCTCGTAAATCTGATATCCTGATGCGCCTGTTGAATTTTCAACCATGGCGATTTCGTCCATCATATCTGTAACTACCCATCCAGCAGAACCCATAGCAGACAAAGAATCAGCAAACGCTTGTCTTTCGTCTTCCTCTGTCTTATTGGTTTTGCCATGTCTGAGTGGCATACCAAATAATTCAGCAGCAGTAGCATTAGCACCTATCAGGTTTCTACAAATGATTTCATACATTGCCACTTTGTAAAGTATGCCATATCCGCATCTTGAATGACCGTTAGAGCTTGGAGTACTAGCATAAATATGCCATGTGCTAAATGGTTCATCAACAAAGCTTTCACCACTAAGCATATACTTGAATGAACCTACATTGAGCCTGTCAGGACTTACATTCTCTCTTTGAATTAAAACCATTTCAGGAAATTCATTATTGATGCAATCCCCTAACGATACAAGGCTATATCCATAAAATTCAGCATCTAAAACGTAGGAAACCAATTCACTAAACCACTTTGTTTTGAATATTTCTTCTACTTTTTCGCTTTCCTTACCGTTTACAATAATTTCAAAATCTCTTTGGAGTGTTAATCGCTTGCGCTTGTCTATACATGCCGATACATGACCATTGAGGACCGTATCAGCAAACAATATTTGCATTTTAACACGATATTGGAAATATGCTTGCTCTGCTTCTTTGATGGCTTCACGCCAGCTTTGCACATCTTGTCTGATACGATCAAGTCCTACAGGCACGATTGATGTACCTATGTTTTTTTTAGGGTCCTTGCTTCCAAAAAAACGGTTTGCAAAAAATGTGCCTGCAGTGGATAGTATTCCCATTGTTAGTAGTTATTTACTTGTTTAGTTGCGCTTCCCCATCTCACACGTGCGCCTGATTTTGGTTGTATAAGTGGCAAATCGGCTGTTAAATCACCATTTGATATTCTCTTTAGCCATAACACTGCATCGTCATAACGTTTTACGCGTAAATCAGGGATATTACGTGGTGCTATTCTGCTATGCAAGTGGTACAAGGAAATGTCAATACAGATGTTTACTAACTGATGATTACGATTGTCTCCAGCAGTGAAAACGCCAGTATTGGTAATAGCTTGATTTGGAATAGTATAAGCTCCGTTATCGGTCCAATATGCTGAACCATTCTCTGCATTTGGGAATACATTACGGAGTGGCAAATTAGAAGTATCTCCATATTGTAAAGCTTCTTGTTGCGTCATTACTGGAGTGTCTTGCTTTGCGGTGTACTTCTTACCGGCATAGTACACATTATCATCTTTTCGATAATACGTTAAGTAATTAAAAGGTGTGTATGTTGGTGGGAGTATCGTGTAGTACATTGAATTATTAGCACCTAACAGGGTCCAATCGTTTGGCTCGAATGCACCTGATGTGATATTGATGCAGATGTAAACATCGGTTGTACTTGGCTTAATTGCTAAGTCTCCAATTGCATAAGTGACAAGTGCGCTGTATGCTGATGCTGTTAAAATGAGCCTATCACCAAAGTAGTAAGTTGCTGACTTCGCGTATGTTTTAAAATCTTTGATTTCATCATCAACAATGTATTTTTGTACAAGGTATGTTTTTAACTCAATGATAGCAGCCATTATAGCATAATCTAAGAGTGCGCTATCGCTACCAGTGATTTGCGATAGATTATCGGTTTGAATAAGCCTCTTTAAATCACTTGATAGTATGTATGACATTGTATTTTTTGTAAATTTTGTTTACTTTATGCAAAACTAATAATTATTTTTTGAATAATTACGACCTAATTTTATGGGAGATGCAACTCCGCCCTTTTGATATTGGATGTATTCGTTGTAAAACACCTGCACAAAGAAATATCTAGTGATATCGACAAAGTGACCGTAAGGCTGGTAGCTCACTTTTGTTGCAGGATCAGTGACCGTTTTTTTATCAACCTTACCGTTTTTATCCTCTTTGGTATTCTCATAATCAGCAATTACAAGCCTACACGATTTGTCAACGCTGTAATTAATGCCCAAATACTGATTTTCAAGGATTTCATTTAAAAAGTCTGCTGATACTCTAACGGATGGATTAACTTTTAACACTGCTCTGCGTGGCTTAAAGTCTACTAATTCATTCATCATAAGCCTAAATAAATCATGCCCTTTTTCCTGCTTTACATCATCTTTCTGACTTGTAGCATCACCACCGATATAGACAGCTTCCTCATGGCCCCATGACCGCAACTTTCTAATTATCTCCCTTCCCATTGCTTTAGTGGTGTTATCGGGATTCCTTAACGCAATAGCATGTACCATACGCGCGCTTTTATTATCGTCTTCAACTTGAAAGAATCCGCATGGGAAGTATGGGTTTACGTTTTCATCAAAGATTAAATGAACTGCTAATTTAGGATTGTAAGGATGCAAGCCTGTATGTTTCTCCGACCTCCATTGTTTTAAAAATTCACCGCCAAAGGTTGTTTTACCCCATTCTCCGAGTACTTCAATTTTGTAACGGTTGTAGTTCTTTACCCTCATTGCGTTGTATTTGGCTATTATCGCAGTATCGATATATCCATACTCTTCATCTACAGTCGTTGTAACTCCATTGACTGTGTAAGACTTTCCTTTGCTCCCGGTAATAAAAAAATTATCCTCATAAGTTGTTTTAATCAATACGAACCATCCACATGATGACCTTTTAACATACGAATGCTCACATGGCAATTTATGATTAGTGTCTTCCCACTGAATTTTATCGATTAGATTTGTTTTTACCCAGCTCATTTCATCTATCGGGTTCCATGTTGGAAATATCTTCTGCCCGGGTATTCCCCGTAAAGACATCTCAAAAGCATCATACTCGCCTTCGTTAAATGTATTCAATTCATCCGGCATCAGATAATGATAACCTTCAACTCCTTTTGCTTTCTCTTCATCATCTATACCGGTCAGCACTATTTCACTCCCATTACTGCACCTGGCTATACGGTCCATTTTTTTAAATGCCGGGTATAGATGCGTTTTGTCTATAGCAGAGAATAAAGACTTTTTTAGTGTTTTCTCAATAGTGGTAGACTCTTTGCGAAGTGCTATAGATGATTTTCCGTGCAACGCTGCCTCTTTGCCTAATATCTGTAGAATGGAAAATGTTTTTGCTGAGGATTTGCCACCATAAACAAATATTGTTCGAATAGAATTATCTTTTATTAAAAAATTTAGAATGAAATACAGTGGATTAAACCACTTTTTGTCAAATCTTGCAACCATTATTCGTATTTTTCTTCTATTGCGTCTAAACCTACTTTCATTACCACTTCCGACTTATCTATTTGATCCTCAATGCCCTTGTTTATCGTTTCAATAGCTTTGGCGTTGCCTGCTTTGGCATTGACTATCAGGCTTTTGATGTATTCATCAAGATTCTTTCCTGTAGACATTTTTTTGACAATTGCTTGCGTTAGCATCTTTCTTGCACGCCATTTTTCCCATCCTTCTTTTTTTAATTTAGGATCAGGTTGTGCCTGTTCAGTGCCAAACCTTTTACCCTCAACTCCTGTCAGTAGCTTTCGTGGTTTTTTCGTGGTTTTTTCTGCCATAATGCAAAGTTATACTTTTTATAAAAATAATGTACAAATTATAATTTTACGGTTTTGGTGGTTGTGGTTTGTGGATGGGTTGGTAGTGGCATCCAATGTGTAGGGTAGTAGTTATCATCATATATCCCATCACCGTCTAAGCCATCATATACCATGCACCATACTTTTGACAATACATCATTATCTATAATGCTACATAAGCACATTATTTGCATCTGACCTTCGATAATTACCAAAACATTTTTATCATCCTTTGGCAAATCGTCTTCACTTTTGATTTCTATCCAAGTGGGTGTGGTTGACATTTGTGTTATCTTTTCAGCTACTGAATTACGTTGTTCATCTGTTAGATACTTCTTTGAATTTACGATGTAAAAGTTAGGTTCTTTTAGTTTCATTTCAACTTCATTCATCAACTCGCTAACTACTTTGATGAATTTATCGGGTGACATTGCGCTTTGCATTGCTTGGGTAAAATAGCAGTCAGCGTTCTCAGTAAATATCTGTTTTAATTGTTCTTTCATTGGTATATTTTATTTATTTTTAATATATTCGTTGTATTCGTTGAGTGTGGCGGGTTCACATGCAAATGCGGCAAATTGATATTCAATAGTATCTTCTAAGACAGTAGCTAAAACATTTTTTGTAAGTTTCTTCCATTTGTGTACTTTATAAATTTGATTACCAAATCCTTTCACATATTCAGGCATTTCTTTTTCATCTCTATACTCCCACCAATGAAGTAATCGAAAAAGGTGTGGGTATTTAGGCATTATTTCTTCATTATTAGCTAATGTGACCATATCCCAACCGCTTGCATCTTTTGGTACTGATAGCTCAATTATTTGTCCTATTTCATAGTGACTGCTCGGATAATCCGCTATCACTAAATATCTTGGTTGTGTTAAGTTTTTCATTATATTCGTTTTAAAATGTAAATATTATCGTTAGTATCCATGCCTAAGTGGGTGGCGATGGAGGTTAGGGATTCGATGGCTGTGCGATATAGCAACTTTGTCTTAGGTAAATGGTAACACCTGAATGCGCTTTTACCATCCACCAACCCTTTAGCTACTTCCTCTGATACTTCTGATAGTTTGCCGATGAGGGTGTAGCCTTCGGGGATTTCTACGTTGTATATCACGCCTCCTCTTCCGCTAAAGTTCAAATAAGGTTTTGCTGAATCAGCACCATTTAGTCCTAATCGAACTACTTTACACTTTATATCTTCATCTTTGCAAAATGTACCTATTTTTTCTCTTTGTTCTTTGTTTGGTGCTGATATTAAAATCAATTCAGCTTTTGAGGTTTTAAAGTGGGTCATGGGGTTGTGGTTTTTTACGGTTAACCATTTCAAGTTCTAATTCTGTTGGCAGTAATTTAATTGTACCAAAATCGGCTAATATTTTGAATATCGAATCTTCCACACCTTCAGGCAAAAATACTTGATGGAATTTTCCATTATCTGTTTCAGCAATAACTATTAATGTTTCTATTTTCATATCTTTTCAGCAATTATTCGGTTGCCTTCCGATTTTGGGTTAATATTTAATTGATAAGCGAAGGTTTTATCGGTTAGTAAGTAGTTAGCCGTCATTCTAAAGCGACCGTATCCAACGACTTCAATCTGTTTAAAATATAAAGGTTTGGTCTAATGTATTTATTTTCTCTTCTGAATTGTTCTTTGTCAATTTCTGACAAGAATTTATCATAAATAAAAGTAGCAACCGCACCACTTCGAGAAATACCAGCAGAGCAATGAATCATAAATACTGACTTTTCTTTATGTTTATTGATAAAATCAACTATCATTTTAAGTTCATTATCATTTGGCTTTTCATATTTTAACTCGCCATTTTCAAACAAATCTTCTTCAATATCCCACATTTTTACTTGTAGAAAATTATCTATTGATTTGTCAAACTTTTGCTCATTATTATCAATATCAAGTATCGAAATAAAACAAGCTTAATCGTAATATTTAAACTCTTTATCAGTAAAGTGTTTATCGAAAACTAATTTTGGTATTGCTTTTATCTGTTTCATTTTAAATTATTTAGTGGAAAAAAGAACGAACGGCTAACAAGGTATATGCAAGATTGGGGCTTTGTTGCTTCGATTGAACATTTCGTCTCCGAAATCCCCAACCTCGCATATACCCTACCGTTA